TGATCACTGGATTACCTGTAGAAGTGTATGATGATGAAACAGGTGAGTCTATGATTGTGCCTGATTACGAGTTGTGTATTGCACGACCGGAGGGAGACTGCGCAGGCAGCCGTGAGATTGGTAGTGCAAACATGATTTTAGCTTACAACTTGTTATACCAAAAAGTTATCGCCACTCGTTGGAAAGAAAACAGATCAAGAAACGACAATCAAGATATTACCATAAGACTGTTTAATGAAGCAGTTGCCCAATTACAAACAAACAAAATTATAAGACGCAAACCTGAGTTGGTGCGTAAAACTTTTAAACTAGTGGAGAACTAAATGCCTGAAGACAAAGCAGTGTTACAAGATAAAATAAACAAGTGTGTGGATTTGATGATTCAAGATGAAGCTATTCGTGAGCAGATTAGCGACATTTTAAAAGAAATAAAAGCTGAGTTTGACATTCCCATGCCCACAGCAAGAAAAATAGCTGTCACTGTGAGAAAGCAAAATTTGAACGAAGTTCAACAAGATTTTGATTCCTTTGTTGAATTAGTAGAAATGTGTTATGATAAATAACATTAGAGTTATCGGAACTAGCTGGATTGAACCAACTCTTGATGTGAGAATGCCTTGGCCACAATTGTTAGGGTTAACTAGGTTGTGGGGTCATTCAGGAATTACTATTGATGTGCAGTGTGAGTATATATTAGACACTTATGAACCCGGGGAGTTGATTATTTGGAATCTCACTCATTGGAATCAAAGTGATCCAAGAGGAGATAATACATATCTTTTACCATATGATTGGGGTCCGCAAGACTCTTGGGGAGAACTTACTCGAAACTTGTGGTTTAAAAAACTAACCACAAGTAAATGGTTAAAGAAAACATCAGCCATGTGGGTAAAAGCAGTTATTGAAACTGTTGGTAATCAAAACTTACTTATCTATCCAATTTACAGACCATCTTTGTTTGAGCATAAATGGTTAAAAAATTACTCGTGTTTGAAAGAATACCACATAGGAGATGAAAGAAAAGCTCACGGTGATGGTAGAGGACATTGTAACCAACACGGACACTCTAGGATAGCATTGAGGACTGCCTCTGATGTGCAAGAAAAATGGGGAATACATTTAGAAATGGTTAATGCTTCAAGAGACTCATGAAACAATTCATCGATAAAAATTATAAATTTTGTGTAGATATAGATTTTTCTCCAAAGATTGCAAAAACCTCTGCAAAACTTTGTGCAATGTTTAATAGACATGCTGTTGAAAAAAACAATCAAATTACATCAGGAGTAGACGGCTCTGATTTTCATGCTATAAAACTAACTCCCGAAAAAACATATGATTGGCACTTTGATAGCTGTAACTGGTATCATGAGGAACAAAAAATTGTTTGGCAAACATCTCACAATAGATATTGGACTCACATTATATATTTAACTGAGGGAGCTCCGCTTGAACTTGGAGAAATTAATTTAGATTCAAAGCCTGTCGTAGAAACTCTTTGGTCTGCTCCTGAACCTAAAAAAATTATAGCGAGAGTATATCCAAAACCTGGTTTGGGAATAGTCTTTCCTGGTTTCATCGCTCATCGAGTTCACCCTGATATTAAACATGATCGCTGGTGTATGGTACAATTTATAACTACTCCCTACTATAAAAAGTTTTCAATTGATGTTTACGAAAAAGCTAAGGAAGTTTACTTTGATGAGTATATTAGGCGTTTCGGCGTTTCACCATGATAGTGCTGCTGCATTAGTACATGATAAAAAGATAATAGGCGCGTGCCATGAGGAAAGATTTACTAGGGTAAAATATGATAAAAATTGGCCTGAAAAATCAATTTCATACTTGCAGTCATTAGATAGTAAGATAGACACAGTTACTTTTTATGATAAAGAAAAACCTAATTCGTCTAAATCTTTAATAAAACTTCACTTACCAAAAACAGAGATTGTTTACTTTGATCACCATGAGTGTCATGCCATGAGTTCGGTTTTAATGACCGATTGGGAATCATGTGCTGTCATGGTTGTAGACACTGTGGGAGGTAGTTATTCCACTAGTTTAGGGGTATATGAAAAAAATAAATTTAGATGGATTAAAAGAATAAAGTATCCAAACAGTTTGGGATTATTTTATTCTACCGCTACAAGATTATTAGGCATGAGACCTTTACAAGACGAAGCTCAAGTTATGGCTGCTGCTGGTTTTGGCAACCCAAAATGGTCTCAAATAATTCATGATAAAGTTATTAGTGTGAGTCCTGGAAATTATCAATTAAAAATGGATTTACGCAGGGGATTGGGATTTGGAGTTTTAGACTGGGATATTGCTGCGAGTGTTCAAAAAGTTCTCGAAACAGCTTTATTAAGTTTAGCTACTTGGCTGTATAAAGAAACGGGAATGAAAAATCTAGCCTATTCTGGTGGAGTTGCTTTAAACTGTGTTGCAAATACAATATTATATAAGCATAGTGGTTTTGAAAATATAGCTATACAACCTGCCTCTGGTGATGCTGGTTGTGCTTTAGGTGCAGCGGCAATGGTTTCTAGACCAGTTTGGGATGGGCCTTATTTAGGATTTGATTGCAAAACAAAAATTAACGTAAAAGAAATCGCAAACAAAATTTTAGACGGACATATAGTTCCTATTATACATGGAAAAGCTGAGTTCGGTCCTCGTGCATTAGGTAATAGATCTTTACTTTGTTTGCCCACTGAACACAACTCAAAAAAGTTACACATTTTAAAAGGTAGAATTACAGATAATTGGAGACCGTGGGCACCAATATGTCTAGAAGATATTGCTGATTCGTACTTTTGTGTGTATAATAAAAAATATAATTTTAATATGTTATTTGTTTCTGACAATACTTCTGATAAATGGTTTAAAAACAAACTTAACAACGCGAGATTACAAGTTGTAAACCGTAATACAAACAAGACATTGTCAAAAATTTTAGAACTTACCACAAAAGCAGGTTTTCCTATTTTAATAAATACTAGCTTAAATGCTAAGGGCAAACCGATTGTAAATTCAGTAGAGGATTATAAAAATGAAATGGATGATAATAGCTGTAATGTATATGACAGCTGATACCAATATAGCTCCGTTAGTTAGTGTTAACGCAGAATGGAAATTTCAAAACAAACAGGCGTGTTTAAGTCACTTATACAAAACATCTGCCCAGTACAAAGATGATTTATTAGAGGTTTATCCAGAAATAAAGAAGTTAAATTTAGCTTGTGTGCATAAGAATACAGTGCAAAAATTACACAAAAAATATAAAAAAAATGAAATTTAATTACCTAACTCAGGTGGAAACTGATACTCTACCAACTGGGAGAACGTATCACACACCTGACGGGTCATTTCCGTCTATAACAACAATACTCGGAAAGACTGCAAATAATGTTTGGTTACAAAAATGGAAAGAAAAAGTTGGAGAAGAAGAAGCGGCTCGAGTTTCAAAAGAAGCTACTGATAGAGGAACAGCAGTTCATGAGTATGCTGAACAGCACTTCAATGGAGAAGATATATATTCAAAACTTTCACAAGAAACAAGTGACGTAATTCAAATGAGTAAAGACTTAATTCGTATCGCTGAATCGGGTGTCGAAGAAGTTTGGGGTCAAGAACAAGTTTTGTGGAGTAAAAAATATAGATACGCAGGCAGAACTGATATGGTGGGAATCTGGAAAGGTAAGCCTACTATAATAGATTTTAAAACTTCAAAGAAGAAAAAATATGAAAGCCAAATAAAAGATTATTTTATTCAATGCTGTGCGTATGCTGTTGCACATAACGAAATGTATGGAACTGGTATCAGGGATGTAGCCGTATTGATCACAGTAGCAGATGGAGAGCCTCAGATTTTCGAAAAATCTGCTGTGCCTTATCTTCCTCTGCTAAAAAATAGGAGAATCGAATTTGATAAATTGGTTTAAAAATTTAATTAATGAACTTTTATTTAATTACAAATTAAAAAAAATTAAAGATGAAGATCCTTTTATCTATGAGAGAATTGATGAAAACAAGAAGAATTAAAAGTAATCTCTTAAAGTTTTTTGAAAGTAAACCTTTGACTGACAAAGAAAAATCATTTATAATGAGCGCATTACATAATCAAGAAAAATATCCACAACTACATCCTAATATTTGGAAAATAGTTTGTGACATAGAAAAGAGATACAAGAATGTCTAAATATCCAGGAGTAGAAAGATTACCGTCTGGTAAAATTAAATATAGAGGAACTACATTTGCAGGATTCAATAAACCAAGAAGATCAAACAGACCAGCGAAAAAAGGGATGGTGCTCGCCAAAAGCGGTGACAAAATTAAACTCATACACTTTGGAGATAGTTCGATGGGGCATAACTATTCTCCAGAGGCAAGAAAAAGTTTTAAAGCAAGACATGGAAAAAACATCGCAAAAGGCCCCATGTCAGCAGCTTACTGGGCTAATAAAGTGTATTGGTCAGGACCTGGCGGATCTAAAAAAAGCCCTCCAAAAAGTCAAAAACACGTAAAAGGTAGATAATGAAAAAAACAATTTCTTTTGAATTGGCTCAGCAGTTTCCTAATCATATAATAGTGCCTCCTGTGCCATCAAGAAAGTTAATTCCACCTTGGTTTAAAAAAATGAAACCCTTTTCGGTAACTAAAAACGATCAGGGACAGACCATGGAAACGGTCAAAAAGTGTGTGCCTTTTATAGATGCGATGAGCGCAGGATATACTTTTTTGACTCACGTAGACTTACAGCTCACTATAGAAAAAGGTAAAGTAAGAACAATATTTTTAGATGAACGACACAGAAAAGAGATGGAGACATTTAAACCTATTGAAACACATCCTAAACCACAAGTAGAGGGATCTCCTTTTGAAGACTTTTTAATATTAAAATTTATATCTCCTTGGAGAATAAAAGTGCCTGACGGATACTCTTGTTTGTTTTTACCGCCTATGAATCAATTTGAATTAAGTTATATTCCTCTATGTGGCATAGTTGATTCTGATAATTATGAAGGGATAGTAAATTTTCCTTTTATTGTGCCTGCATTACAAGAAGGTGTACAAGTAAACATACCGGCAGGTAGTCCGTTTATTCAGATTATTCCTTACAAAAGAGAGGAATGGGTTGAGCACGTTGATAATTTAAATGGTGATGGCGCTGATGCTTATAATAATATGCGAGCGGAAATGAGAGTTGAAAGACAGGATTATTACAGAAAAAATAACTGGGATAAGAAAAAATTTAATTAGGAGTAGTTATGAACATAGATAAATTAAGAGAAGAAATAACTTTTGATGAAGGAGTCGTGTATAAAGTTTACCTTGATCATCTCGGTCTACCCACGTTTGGTATTGGGCACCTTGTAACAAAAAACGATGAAGAGTATGGTGAAGACGTTGGGTATCCTGTATCTGAGCAAAGAGTTATTGATGTATTTGAAGAGGACATGAAACT